AGCACAAGACGCTGATGGTGTTTTTGACACAACTTGGGGAACAGATGATTACCAACTTGAACCTTTGAATGGTGTGCTTGATGGCATCCCTTGGCCTTACAATCAAATTCGCGCTGTCGGAGATTATTTGTGGCCTATCAGCGGTGGAGAAGCGTTAATTAAAGTTGTAGGTGTTTATGGTTGGCCGTCTGTACCAATTGCAGTTAAACAGGCTTGCATTATTCAGGCATCAAGAATATACAAACGTTTAGACTCTCCTCTTGGCGTTGCTGGCTTCGGAGATTTAGGTGCAATCAGAGTATCTAGCCAACTTGATCCAGACGTTGCACAACTTGTAATGCCTTACAGAAGATTGCGAAACTTCGCCTAATGGCATCAATATCACAAATCAGAAGTGGTTTAGCAACTCGTTTGGGAACAATTACAGGTTTAAGAACTTCTGCTTTTATGCCAGATAATCCAAATCCGCCTGTGGCGATTGTTATGCCGTCAAGTGTTTCCTATGACGACACTTTTCATAGAGGTATGCAAACTTATGTTTTTAATGTTTTGGTCATTGTTGGCCGCGTTGATGAACGAACAGCGCAATCAAATCTTGATGCCTATGTTTCAAGCACAGGCACTTCAAGCATCAAATTAGCAATTGAGGGTGACAAAACTCTTGGTGGAGTTGTGTTCGATACAAGAGTTACTGAGATGAGAAACTACGGCCAATTACCAGTTTCTGAGATAGTATATCTTACAGCGGAGTTTACAGTTCTCTGCTACGCAGACTAGGAGTAAAAACAAATGGCAAAATTTGCTGCAACAGATTATTTTGTTTCAATCAATGGTGTAGATTTCTCTGCAAATCTTAATTCTGTTGAATTGGCACAAGAGGCTGACGATTTAGAAACTACCGCTTTCGGTTCTTCTTGGAGAACTAGAATCGGTGGCTTAAAACAAGCATCACTAACACTAAACTTTATGCAAGATTTCGGTGCAGGTTCAGTTGATGCAACACTTAACCCATTACTAGGTTCAATTGCAACAGTTGTAATCAAACCTACAAGTGGAACAGTAACTTCAACAAACCCAACTTATACAATGACCGCATTGGTAACTCAATACAGTCCATTTGCATCATCCGTAGGTGATATAGCAACCCTTTCTGTCACTTTCCCAGTAAGTGGTGCTGTTGTTCGCGGAACTGCTGCGTAATTAAAACAAAGGAAACAAATGAAAATCAACCTGCGCGTGAAATACCAAGATGGTAATTCTAAAGAAGTAGTTTGTTCAGCAAGAGACTTAGTTGCGTTTGAAGAAAAGTACAGCAGGTCAGTAGCAAAACTCGAAGCCGAGTTCAAACTTACTGACCTGCTTTTCTTAGCGTGGCATAGTGAAAAAAGAACCAATGCAACGAAAAAAGAATTCGATAATTGGTTAGATGAAGTTGATGAAATTGGTGTAAGCGACAACGACCCAAAATAAAGCCGCTCGGAGAAAACTCTGAGCATTGGTTTATTGCTTACTTGGCTTGTGAAACAGGAATTGCGCCCTCTTTGCTATTAGCGGAGACTGATCGTATGCTTTTCACATTGGGAATGTACTTGCGTTGGAGAGCAACAGAAGCAAACAAGAGGTAATAGTGGGTTTCACAGTACAAACCGAAGTGCGTGGTTTACGAGAAACTCTTTTAGAATTAAAACAATTAGATAAAAGTCTTTACGATCAGTTAAATACTGATGTTAAAAATTTTGCTTTACCATATGCAAGAAGCATAGAAAACGCTTTACCTAAATCTGCTCCATTGTCAGGTTTTACCCATTCAGGAGCAACCGCTTTCAAGAGTTCTGAGAATAAAACTAAAGTCAAAACAAGCACAAAGAAACCTAGCGCTGGTAAACCAACTTCTTTACTGAAAGTAATTGTTTTAGGTCGAGGAATGGCGATTGTTGATATGGCTGGTCGTAAAAAAACTTCTGGTCGTTCTTCAGGTCGTGCTAAACCATCTAATCGCAGACCAACTGGTTACAGATTGAATGGTCAAGGAACAGCCCTGATAAGAAACCTGAATAGGACTTCTGGTGCTTCACGTTACGTTTGGCCTGCCGCTTTGAAAAATCAGAATTTGATCGATAATAGTATTGAACGTTCTTTACAAGAAGCATCCGCAAAGGTGAACAGAAACTTATTGGTGGTTAAGTAATGGCAATTATTGTCCCGATTCTCACGCAGTTTGATGACAAAGGAATCAAGTCTGCTGTTAGAGAATTTGAAAGAGCCAAAACAGGTATAGATAAATTTGGTGCTGTTGGAAAGATTTTTGACAACGTTGGCCAATCTTTAACAAAGAATTTAACAGTCCCAATTCTTGCTGTTGGTGGGGCTTTAGGTTTTATGATCAAAGAGGCCATAGAGGCCGAGGCTGTAACTTCAAGACTTAGACAAATTTTATTAACAACTGGTGGTGCAACAAACGCTCAAGTTGATGCTTTATTAAAACAAGCCGCTGCTTTAGAAAAAGTTGGTGTTGCTTCAAGGGAAAGCATTGTTACAACACAAGCACAATTAGCAACTTTTGATTTACAAGCCAACACAATTTCTTCACTTACTCCAGCGATTTTAGATTATGTTCTAGCAGAAAAAGGTGCTACGGCAACCGCTGACGATTTCAAGTCAATGACAAATGGTTTGGCTCAAGCCTTGAATGGTCAATTCGGTTCTTTAACAAGAGTTGGTTTCGTTCTTGATGAGGATACTAAGAAAAAGATTGCTAATGGTACAGAATCTGAACGTGCCGCAGCATTAGTTGATGTTTTGAATTCAACTTACAAAGGTTTCAATGAATCACTTTTAGCAACTCCAGAGGGTCGAATTATTGCCTTACAGAGAGAATTTGGGGACTTAAGACAAGAACTTGGTTCAGTATTTCTTCCTATTGCAATGGAAATCAGCGCAGTCATAAAAGACAGAGTGATTCCTGAAATTCAAAAACTTGTCGATAAATTTAAGGCTTTAAGTCCTGAAACAGTTGAAACAGGGTTAAAGGTTTTAGGTTTAATTGCAATCCTTGGACCACTACTTATTGTCATTGGAAAAGTTATTGGAGCAATTCAAGTATTTATTGGAGTTTTCAAAGTATTATCGTTAGTTTTATTAACAAACCCAATATATGCAGTAGCAGCACTACTAGCAGTTTTAGTTGTTGCATTGATTCACGCTTTTCAAACCTCAGACAAATTCCGTCAAGGAATACAAAAACTGGGTAACGCTTTTATTACTTTTGCTGAGGGCGCACTTAATTTTGTTATTGATCATATGAATCTGTTTTTGAAAGGAATGAATTTAGTAATTAGAGGCTTACAAATGTTTGGGGTTGATGTTAAAGAAGTTGGGCAAATAGCCCCAGTCGCACTTAAACGCATCAGTCTTTCAACAGTTGAAGCATCTAACAATATGGGTGCTTTAGCAGCACAAACAGATACGTTAGGTACAGCAATTTCTACTGAAGTTGTCCCAAGCGTAGGAAAAATGAACAAAGGATTAGAAAAAACTTCTGAAGAACTTAAAAAAGTTAAAGAAGCAGCAAAAGGTGCGGCTCAAGTTGTTGTGGATAATCTTGAAGATGCTTTACGTAAAGCCGAATCAGCACTTGATGACGTTCGTGGAAAATTTACAAATTTCAAAGATGCAATTGGCAACACAATTACAGGTATTTTAGATTTTGGTAAAGCAGCCGAATCTGAGGATTTCTTAAAAGGTTTAGCGGATCAGGCAACTAAGGCGACTCTTTTCGCTGACAAGGTTAAACAACTTGTTGTTCTTGGTTTGAATGAACGTGCTATTAGACAAGTTTTGAATGCAGGTTTTGAGGCTGGTTCGAAGATTGCTGACAGCATAATTATTGGTGGCGCAACAGTAGTTGATCAAGTCAATACTCTTGTTGATTCAATATTCAATGTTGCTGATCAAGTTGGTGAATTTGGTGCTGTGGCTTTTTATGACGCTGGTGTTAAACAAGCAGAGGCTATGGTCGCTGGAATCAAAGCAGAATTAGAAAGAGCAAGAGCAGACCTAAAATCAGTAGTTGAAAGTTTATCAACAACTGGGCCAACAGGCGGTGCTCCTAGCCCAAGTGGACCTGCTCCTGAAGAAAAACGCAAAACTGATACAGGAACAATATTGCAACCAGGAAAACTTTTAACCTCAACTCAATTTGCTAAAGCGGCAAATGTTTTGAAAACTTCTGGAACAGCAGCGGCTTCTTATACTGCTTTGGCTTATGCTCTGCAAAATAAAACTGTTCGTATGGCTAAAGGTGGAATTGTTACTGGCCCAACAAATGCACTTATTGGCGAGGCTGGACCTGAAGCAGTTATTCCTCTGTCAGGTAAAAACGCTGGAATGGGAAGTACTTACAACATAACTGTTAATGCTGGTATCGGAACAAATGGCGCACAAGTTGGCCGCGACATTGTTGAAGCAATAAGAAAATATGAACGCTCATCTGGTCAAGTGTTTGTGAGAGTCTAAATGGCTTTACCAACAAAAACAGTTGAAATTGGTTTTGATTTAACTTCACAAGGTGGACCTTTTTTCACTCTTGATGATGAAGTACAAGGTGTTTTAGATAACACAGAGTTTACTCTTGGTGGAACACTTTTTTATGATGTCACAGATTATGTTATTTCAATAAATACTAATCGTGGTAAAACTCGTGAACTTGATAGATATGATGCTGGAAACTTGGAAGTTATTTTTGATAACACAACAAGAGTTTTTGATCCTCTGTACGCTTTAAGTCCTTACGCTGGTCAGATTGTTCCTCACAGAGAAATCCGTGTCAGATCAAATGGTTCAGCAGTTTTTTATGGGCTGATTGATGACTGGAATTTGTTATATCAACCATCTGGTGATAATCAGGCTGTTGCTTTGGCTTCTGATGGTTTCACTTTGCTTGCAACACAAGCATTAGCAGCACACACCGCTACTCCTCAACTTACTGGTGCAAGAATAAATACTGTTCTTAGCAGACCTGAAGTTAATTGGCCTTTAGCGAATAGAAATATTGATGTTGGAACAATTAACTTACAAGGTGACATAGTTGATGACGGAACTGGTGCTTTAACTTATCTACAAATTGTTGAACAAACTGAGGGTGGTTCTTTCTTCATTGACAACTCAGGTAACGCAACTTTTCAAGACACTTTGGCTGGCCCAAGTTCTACTGATTTAGTTGTATTAGCAGATGATGGTTCTGGGATTCCTTTTTCTAATGTTGCTGTTGTTTACGGATCAGAATTTTTGTATAACCGAATTGTTGTGACTAGGGCTGGTGGTAATCCTCAAACTGTTGATGATTTTAATTCACAGAACGCTTATGGTATTTCTTCATATAACTTAGATGGTTTGTTGTTCAATTCTGATCTTGATGCTCTGGCTTTGGCTGATTCTTTACTTGGTGAATATTCTGAACCTGAGTATCGTTTTGATTCGATTACTGTTCAAATGTCTGAATTGACTTCTCAGCAGCAAAATAATTTGTTGGCTTTAGATTTGACTAATCAGATTGAGGTCAAATTTACCCCAAACAATTTAGGTTCACAGATAGTTAAGTATGGGGAGATTATCGGGATTGAACATAACATTGGTATATTTGTTCACGAACTAACATTCAAGTTAAGTACGCTTGATTTTGCTGAATTCGTGCTTGATGATGCCGTTTTTGGTCTACTCGACACAGGTCGTTTAGGCAATTAGAATACTTCTAAAGAAAGGTAGTTAAATGGCTGGTGCAGGTTTTAGAACTTTTACTGCTGGTGATGTGTTACAGGCAAGTCAAGTTAATACATTCTTAATGGAACAATCCCTAATGGTTTTCGCTGGGACTGCGGCTAGAGGTAGTGCTATTGCTTCACCTAGTGAGGGAATGTTTACCTATTTAACTGACACTAATGCTTTGGAATATTATGATGGTGCTGCGTGGCAAGCCTTTACTTCTGGTGGCGGCGGAGCAACATTTAACGAATTTTTATTGATGGGCGCATAAGGAGAAAATATGACCACAACATACGCAGTTCTTGGACAAACAATCGGAACACCAGCATTGACAACACTTTATACAGCGGGTGCTTCAGAACAAGCAGTTATTTCAACGATCACTATTGCTAATCGTGGTACTGCCGCTGACACTTATCGTATTGCTGTTCGACCTGATGGTGAATCTATTGCTAATCAGCATTACATTGCTTATGATGCTTCTTGCCCAGCAAATGACACTATTGCTTTGACTTTGGGTATTACTTTGAATGGTAATGATGTTGTATCTGTTTATTCTGGTACAACTAATCTTACTTTCAACGCTTTCGGCGCAGAAATTAACTAATTATGGCGATAAGAAGATTTGTTTCTTCTAATATCACCAATAGCATCAAATACAGCAGAACTTCTGATGCTGTTCCTGCTACTGGTGGAACTGTTACATATAAAGATGGTTATTTTATTCATACTTTTACTGGCGATGGAACTTTTAGAGCCAATAAGGCTTTGAATGTTGAGTACTTAGTTGTCGCTGGTGGTGGTGGCGGCGGTGGTAAAGGTCGTGGTGGTGGTGGTGGTGCTGGTGGATATAGGACTTCTACTTTAAGTATCAATATTGGAAATCACACTGTAACTGTTGGTGCTGGTGGTGCTGGAAGAACTGTTGTAGAAGGCAATGGTTTCAAAGGAGTTAATTCTGCTTTTAGTACTATAACTTCTACTGGTGGTGGTGGTGGTGGTCGTGGTAACGATAGTGGTGGTTTAGCAGGAGATACTGGCGGTTCAGGCGGTGGTGGTGGTTCAGGAAGCGGTGTTGCTGGCGGAACAAGTGCAGGAAATCAAGGTGGATATTCACCAGTAGAAGGTTTTGGTGGCGGCTCTGCAAGTACTGCTAGTGCTGCTTTTGGAAGCGGTGGTGGTGGCGGTGCAAGCCAAGTAGGTAGTAATGGAAGTGGAAGCGTAGGTGGAAATGGTGGTAATGGTTTAGCATCTTCAATTACAGGAACATCTGTTACTAGAGCAGGTGGTGGCGGTGGTGCAGTTGCTTCTGGAACTACAGGCACAGGTGGCACAGGTGGTGGGGGTAATGGTGGAGACCCTGGTGGTAATGGCACTACTAATACTGGTAGTGGTGGTGGTGGCGCAAGTGGTAATACTGCTGGTTCTGGTGGTTCAGGAATAGTTATAGTGAGGTATTTAGCATAATGGCGATAAGACGCGCAGGTGGATCAACAATTGCAGGTAGAAAATATAATTCAACAGATGTTGATGCACAATTTATTTCTATAACAGGTGGAACATTAAATAATTTAGGTAAATCAAGAGTTTACACTTTTACTTCTGATGGAACTTTAGCAATTACTCAAGCGACTAAAGCAACAGGTTTTGCTCGCTATGTTGATAGTGCAAGAGATATTGATTATCTTGTTGTTGCTGGTGGCGGTGGTGGTGGAAAAGACCAAGGTGGCGGTGGGGGTGCTGGTGGTATGCGTTCAACAATTACCGCAACAGGTGGTGGTGGAAGTTTAGAAACACTTTTACCTTTTAGTGTACAAAGTTTTACTGTTACAGTCGGTGCTGGTGGTGCTTCGGAAGCAAGTGGTTTGAATTCTGTTTTTAGCACAATAACTTCGACTGGTGGTGGTCGTGGTGCTTCGGGATTAAATAATGGAACAACTGGTGGCTCTGGTGGTGGTGCTGGTGGTCAAGGCGGTTCAAGAACTGGTGGTACTGGTACTGCTAACCAAGGTTTTGCTGGTGGTAACTCCGTAAATCAATCTGGTGGTGGTGGCGGTGGTGCAGGTAGCGTTGGTGCAAATGGTGCTGGTTCAAGTAATAATAGTGGTGGCGTTGGGGTCTCTAATTCTATTAGTGAAACTGCTGTAACTTATGCTGCTGGTGGTATTGGTGATAGAACAATTACCCCTGAGAATGGTGCATCAAATACTGGTAATGCTGGAGCAGGTAATAATGCAAATGCAACTGCTGGTTCTGGCGGTTCAGGAATAGTAGTAGTTAGAATAGGCATAAACTAAGGAAAACATATGGCACATTTTGCAAAAGTAGTAGACGGAATCGTCACACAAGTTAATGTGATTGACGAAGATTATTTTAATGAAAATCGTGAAACACGATACACAGGAACTTGGGTACAAACCTCATACAATACAAGAGGCGGAGTTCATCACAACTCTGAAACAAACGAACCAAGCGCAGATCAAACAAAAGCATTGCGTAAAAATTATGCTGGTGTTGGTTATGTTTATGATGAAACAAAAGATGCTTTTTATGCACCACAACCTTTCCCATCTTGGATATTAAACGAAGATTCTTGTATTTGGGAATCACCAGTTCCTTACCCAACTGACGACAAATTTTACACTTGGGATGAAGATCAACAACAATGGACAGAAGTAGAAATACCTGAATAATCATCACGTATATACAACGTATATACAACCTGCGAGGTAAACATTGTTTTGGCACAATACTGACATTGCAACAGAACAACAATTCAACGACTTCTTAAACAGTTTCACAAATGATGAACTTGTTTCAGCCAGTAAAGCGCAAAGAGAAAACCAATTAGACCCCCCAGAATTTAGTGATTTATATTTTTTGTACAAAACAACCAGAGAATCCTACGCTGTTTCAATCCTAGAATTCGGATCAGGCTACTCAACCCTAATATTTGCAATCGCGCTGTACCAAAACTATTTACAATTCGGGCAAGAATACTTAAAAAAATGCACACACCCAAACGCTTTCCAATTACTAACACTTGATGCTTCACCATATTTCCTTGAAACCAGCATAAAAAGAATCCCAGAAGAAATACAAAAATTTGTAACTTCGCATAGTTCGGAAGTGGAATTGTTTGAGTTTGGTGGGGCAGGTGGACAGATAGCGAACAGGTGGACAGATTTACCTAACTTCAGCCCAGATTTAATCTACATTGATGGACCTGATCCTGAACAAATACCAACAGAAATCAAAGGATACAAATACAATAATTTTTCTTTACCAATGGCAGCGGATGTTTTACAAAGGGAATTCTTTTTGTGGAATGGTACACAAATAATTATGGATGGTCGTGGGGCTAACGCAGAGTTTTTGCGAAGAAACCTGAAACGTGATTGGCATTATTTGAAAGATTCCTATAATGATAGACACATTTTTAGGCTGAATTCTGAGCCTTGGGGTTATTTTGCTAACCAGCACTCAGATTTCAAAAGACAGATGGCTGATAAGAAGTTACCTTGGGTTGTTTCTAGGGAAAAGTATCTTAAAATGAGTTTGGAAACTCAGGTATAGAATAAAATTATGAACCTGCGCATCTATTTTTAGAGAGGTTCTAATGAAACCAGCAATAATTAAAGACGTAATTTTTAGATCAATAGCACTATTCCTTGTTACAGCACTTCCAGCAATCGGTGCTGGTGCGTTCATTGGTGTTGAACCAATAAATTCCGCTGTTATTGCGGGAGCACTCGCTGTCTCAAAAATTGCAACTGATCTCGCCAAAGCGTTTTTGGATGACGGAAAACTTACTCAAGAAGAAGTTGATGCAATATTTAAGAAAGCCAACAAAAAGGCTGAGGGCGGCAAATAAACTTTGTATATTCAATGGAAAGACGACAAAGTTAAACAATTTTTCAAACCTAATGTTTGGACACCTATGGTCCTCAATGGTAAAGATGCCATTGATCCAACAAGTGAGGGTAATTGTTTTTGGGAAGCCCAACTGCATTTAACTTTACCTAAAACAGGTAGACCAACCTATGTGAAAATGAATTACTCAAGAGATTACAAAGGCAAGAATGACACTACTGGCACAAATACTTACGCTGTCCCAGCAGATGTTACTTCTGTTCAGTTCACTCTTTCTTGGTTCTTCAAAGCAAAACCTGGTACACCTATTTCTTGTATGGTTTACCATAACGGAAAATCAAGTATTATTTCAGAGATTAGACAATTCAAAGGGATGATTATTTAATGGGATTACCAATTAAAGATGGAAAAATTACAACTGCTTACAAAAAACTTGGAAAAATGTGGTCTAAGGGTTATCACACAGGAGTTGATTTCGCTGTTAAATCAGGCACAGAGATTTTGGCTGTTGCAGACGGAAAAATTGAACCTGCTAATTGGGGAAAAAGTTACGGGATTCAGGCAGTACAAAAAGTTGAGGGTGGCTGGGTTATTTATGCTCATCTTTCAAAACTTGAAGTCAAACCTGGAGACAAAGTTGTTAAAGGTCAAAAAATAGGTTTGTCAGGTAATACTGGTAATTCTTCTGGCCCTCATTTGCATTTTGAAATGAGAGATAACATTCGTTGGTCTGCTGGTAAAGACATTGATCCTAAAGGAATTTTGGAAGCATAATTGTATAAGCGCACCAAACTGCGCTTAATTCTTTTCTCACTTTTATTTGTATTTGTTATGCAACCAAGTTTTGCTGATGAACAAACAATTGAATTGTCACCAGAAGTTTCTTATGTTGATGTTCCTGTTGAGGCAACAGAACCAACGACTATAACTATTCAGACAACAACTGGAACACCTCAAACTAATCCTGGGTTTATTGATTCTTGGGTTGAACTTTGGCAAGGTGCAACTAAATTGTTTGCCAATGATGATGGCGCACATTCAGCCACAAATGTTTTAGCATCTTATATTTCTGCACCAATTGAAGCAGGATCATATTTTATTCGAGCAACTTCTTACGCTTTTATGTGCTGCAACCAGTCACCAACAGGTAGTTATCTTTTAACTTGGAATGGTGTTACAACTATCCCAACAGCCACGCCAACAGCAGAGCCAAGCCCACAGCCGACAATAGAGCCGACTCCCACAAGTGAGCCATCTCCCAGCGCAACACCCGAACCATCACCAACTGAAACTTTTTCACCTACACCAATCCCAACACCAGAATTAACACAAGAACCGCAGCCACAAACAAACACAAATAACCAACAAAACGAACCGATTTTAATTCAGGATATTCCAACCCCAACACCAGAGATAGCCCTGCCAGAGATAGAAGTGATAGAACCAGAAATAGTTGAACAAATTGTTGAAGAAGAAACAATTGAAACTCCTATCGTTGAACCTGAATTAAGTGTAGAGGAAATACAGGAACAAATAAACGAAGAATACATTGCTGAAAATACAATAGAATTAGCAGTACCAACTGCGCTTGCAGAAATACCTGGTGTTGCTGAACTTTTTGCGGCAACCGAAGCGATTATGAATGTTGGTTCTGATATGACTCAAGAACAACGTGAAGAATCACAGTCTGTTGTTGTGGGGGCAATTATTATTACGCAGATCGCTTCTATAACCAGCATTTCTGTATCACAATCTTCTACGAGAAAGTCAAGTAAATAATGAATTGGGTTAGAAAATATGTTGTTGCTATGTCGGGCGATATTTACACGTACGTTGGATTACTTATTGCTTTTTTCACACTTGATGGAAGCGCGAAGAAAATTACTGGTTTTCTCATTCTTGGTGGTCTAGTAATATGGCTTGTAACTCTGCCTTTAAGGGATTCTGATGACTGAAGCAATTATTATGGCTGGTCAGGTTGCTGGTGCTTTATCAGCAATTGGGGCTGTTGTTTACGTCATTGTTAAATATGTTGTTGTTAAGCCGATTCAAAATTATATTGATAAAGCGACCTACCCAATTTCCCCTACTGCAAATGGCGGAAAATCACTCCCAGATGTTATACGTGCGATTAAAAGGGTTGAGGTCAAGTTGGAGAAACTTGATGATCGTGTGCAAACCCTTGAGGACACGCTGAAAGTCCCCCAAAGCCTTTAATTGTCAGACCTACCCTTTATATTGTGTATAACAGGGAAAGGACAAGAATTGCCTAATATTACAGACCCAGAAATCTGGGACAAATTATCAATCCAAGCGAAAACAAAGTTTCTTGCTTTTCAGGCTGATTTAGCCGATTCAAGATGTGGTACTTGTTACCAATATGTTTGCACTTGTGGAGAGGACTTCTGATGGGTTTTGATTTAAGTTCGTATGCCACAGTTCAGGAAAGAATTGCTGAATTTTGGCAACTTTATCCAAATGGTCGTCTGGAAACAGAACTTGTTTATCATTCTGATACTTCTTACATTGTGAAAGCATCAGCGTATAAAAACGCAACTGATCAGTTTCCTAGTGCAACAGATTACGCACAAGAAACAGTTGGTGCATCTATGACAACAAAGAATTTTCCTTTAGAAACGTGCTCTACTTCTGCTTTGGGAAGATGCATATCGACTCTCGGCCTCTCAACGCGAAAGGATGGTCAAAAAGAACCAAGACCATCTCGTGAAGAAATGGAACGAGTTGTTGCTAAAGAATCTCGACCAGTAAACGTTTCTGATGGTCCAATGGGTCGTGCTAAAGCAACAGAAAAACAAATAGGTTTTGCAATCTCAATGCTGAAAGAAATCGCACAACGATTGGAATTCAGTTTTGAGGATGTAATGAAATGGGCGTGTGAGGAATACAAGTGCCAAACACTTGAAGATTTCTCTATGAAACAAATTTCACATTTCATTGCAGATTTGCAAAAAACAAAACAACAAGGTGAATCGTCTGTGTTCTATAACTTGGTGAGAGCCAAAAAAGGCGCAGATTATGATCCTTGGGTTACGCCGACCAACTAACAAAGGAATCTATTGCTAGAAAACCTACTTATATTACTTGCGCCAACTTATGTTGAACAAGATGAAAAGGTAGTAATCAACGCAGTTAGACAATATGTTAAGAAGCAATATTCTGCGTCACAATGGAAATGTATTGACGAGTTGTGGCAAAGAGAAAGTTCTTGGCAAACGAAAAAGAAACCTTGGAGAGCCAGAAATCCGTCAAGTGGTGCTTATGGAATACCACAAGCATTACCTGCTGCAAAAATGGTTTCTCACGGAGTCGATTTCGCAACTAATCCTTATACCCAAGTAAATTGGGGAATCGATTACATAAAGTCCAGATATAAAGGAAATCCTTGTAGGGCTTTAGCGTTTCACGACAGAAAAGGTTGGTACTAAAAGGTGAATCCTGCGCTCATCTTTCAAGGAATTATTTTAATTATTCTTGGACTCGCTGGGTTTATTACAGTTCTTTACAATTTCAAACGATATTGTGATCTAACCGAGAAAGAGGACAGATGAAAGAAGTACGCCCTTATGGCACAGTTGAGAAACGTGCAAATAATCGTTACCGAGTAAGAATTGGTAAGAAGCACGGACATACAACTCTTGGAACTTTTGATTCAAAGATTGAGGCTGAAGAAGCCTTAGCAGCATTTATTCGAGAAGAACAAATACAAGAAGAAAAATACAAAAACGTTCCAACTAACACAGCGACAAAACCTTATGCTGAAATTGGGCTTGATGGTGGAGAAATCGCAACAGGTGTTTTAACTGAACCTATTGGTGATGACTGGTCTGCTGTTCTTAAATCTTTTGGTCTTGATCCTAACGTTTTTGAAGTTGTTGGTGACAAAGTTCGAATGTCGAAGTGGATGTCCAGTAAACGTTTGGAAAATGGCGATAGAGATTCCATTTGGTTATATTCATATAGAGCCACTTTTGCTCGCAGAAAAGCACCAACCATAGATGATAGTGACATAAATCAAATTCGTGCCAATATTAGGGCTTTTAAGCCGTCTAAACAGGCTTCTAAGGCTGTTTCACAAGAACCATCAACATTTGTGTTTTTGGCCTCTGATTGGCAGTTAGGTAAGTCTGCTTCTGGTGGTCCAGCGGCAACAACTAAACGTGTTCTGGATTCTTTTGAAAAAACTGTTAAAAGGATTCAAGAACTGCAAAAGACTGGTCGCAACATTGAGCAGATTGCTTTTGTGAATATGGGTGACCCAGTTGAGGGATGTAATAACGAGTTTTATCCATCTCAATTATTTAGCGTTCAACTCACACAAAGAGAACAATTGCTTCTTGCTTTAGATTTGTGGACATTGGGTGTTTCAATGTTTGCAGGTTTAGCACCAAAAATGAAATTTATTTCTACTCTCTCTAATCACGGAGAATGGAACAGACGTAACGGAAAAAGCCAAAGCACAGATAGCGATTCCGCTGACGGATTCTTATCAGAAACTTTGAAACGAATCCTTGATGATAAAAAACTTGTTGATGAATGGGTTATCCCACACGATCAAATGTCTGTGACAAGTAATTTATCTGGAATGGAATGCGCGTTCACTCACGGACATAAAATTGCTAGAAACGAATTTGAATGGTTACGTGGACAATCTTTAAGACTGCTCAGAGATAATGGTCAAGAACCTAAGATTTGGTTTACTGGTCACCGCCATCATATTAAAATTGATGACTTTGGTGTGTTCACTCGTTTCCAATGCCCAAGCCAAGAATCAGATGGTTTATCAAGTAGTTCAGGATCAAAATATTACACAGATTCCAGCGGCAAATGGAGTTCTCCAGGTTCTATGACTTTGCTTGTTGGTAAACACGATTTGCGTGGCTGGTCAGACTTGGCTGTTTTATGACAAGTGAGCAACTAGCAAAAGCAATCAGTCACGCTATACAAAATGTTGAGAAAAGAATTCTTGGCATTGGTGCGCAACAGTACTCAAAGAATGATAAACAAAAAATTGAGGACAAAGGTTTAGATCAGGTTTTAGATGAAGCAATTGAAGAACTTGATGACACTTTGGCTTATGTTGCGTGGGTTAGAATTAAGGTTCAGAAACTTCGAGCGAATCTTAAAGATGTCATCTGAGTCATTCCCTAGTGGCTCAGATGTCCACCGAGAGTTCCCTGGCGGGGCTCTCTTGTGTCGGGTTGGCACTTGTGTCCCCTTTCCGCTGACCCGACACAACCTCACAAAACACTTCGTATAACATTAACCTAACTGCGAAAGGAAAATAATGTCTGACAAGTCAGGAAAAGAAAACCTAATTGCCCTGCGTTTGAACAACAACCAAATGCGTGCAATTAAAGCGTTTGCAAAACAGCACAACGCATCAGTATCAGAAGTAATCCGTATTTCAATCGAGATGATGATTCCAGAGGCCAAAAGATGAACAGAGCAAAAGTCGCTGCAAATTTAGTAAAGATGACTTGGATGCGTGAACACCCAGCATTCATAACAACTGATCTTGATATAAATGTTGTTGATTGGAAAACAATCGATTTACAAGAGTGGACAAGATCAGAAAAAGTTTTAGTTGAAGTTCTAAGATTTATTAACTGCGGTGAGTCTTTGATTCGTATTTCGGAAATAAATATGTTATCTGAAGATGAAAAACGTGTTGTCGCTTTATCTATAAATATGTTGTACAACGATCTTGGGCTTGAGGAAAATCTAGTCTGATTTGGTATTACAGAACAAAGTGTGGTAAAACTTGTAGTCGAGTGGGAGAGGCTCGTTAAATTCTCTTGACCTGCCAATCACAGGTTAAATCTGCGTTTGAGGCAGATGTTTTATCTTGCAAGAAAATAATCAAGCGAGCACAAGATCGAAAATGTGCGAGTAAATTTAAGAGATGTTAAAACTGGTTGCCTAACATTGATCTACCAATCTTTATTTACATATGGCGCAATCGTGGTCAAAAGACCACCCATCCGAAGCCTCAGTCTCCATACTGGGCGTAATTCGGGGTTGGTGAGGGTTTCCTTGCCATCCTCTGCCTAGTTTTCTCCGCCTGAACGTAAACCGAACAAGTGTTCTAGTAATTTCAGACATTTTAGACTTTCGTTATCAAACTGTTATCAAATCGTTATCTAATTATGCTTGAAATACCTTGTATTTGTATAACAAAAGAGTAATATTAGTTATGTAAGCACAAGACCTTAGGAAAGGGGTCAAAATGGAAAGCACAGTAATTAAAAGTTGGGTAGAAGAATACAATGAAAGATTCCCAGCAATTGCAATGATGGAAGTAGAAGTTGGAAATGTTGCAACGTATTATGTTGGATCAGATTCTTATGCTGACATTGTAACTAATGTAGTTAGATTCAAATCTGGTGCAAGAGCAGGACAAATTAACTATCTTGAAACAACACACGAAGTAAATGGTGTTAAAACAAGATTCCACGCAAAAGAAATCAAATGCACAAATTATTCTTGCTCAAAAGATTCTGCCGATCCAAAGAATTGTGTTTGGTGTAATCAAAAAGCAAGAGGCATTTACAAGTTTATTGCTCGTACTTGGAGTGGTGAAGTTGCTGTTGGTTACGCAAAAGAATACAGAGACCCACACTTCTAAAGAATCAATCTTCTGCTGGTCGGATACCTGCGTAATCGGCCAGCAGAACCCTACAAAAGAAAGAGGACAAAATGGCAGTAAAAGAAAACGATCAACTTAACGAATTAGTTGGTCTAATGAGAGATAAATGGCAAGACAATGCTGTTGAGGCGTTTGCTGGTTTGCTTTCAACAGTTGTTACTCAAAAGCAATTGCAAGTTTTGATTGACGATTTGAGAAACAAATGAGCAGAACAAAAGAGGCTTTACCTGATGCAATCTATGAGAACTTTGATTTGTTTGCATCAATTTTAGATCAATCGGTTAATCCTGATGGTGAACTTGTTTGCTTGGAATGTGGTTTTGGTTGCAAGCACGACAACTCTTGGAATGGTCAGGTGATGGCTGGAACAGTTGTTATTGATCATTACTTTGCTTCCCATCCTGCTAATCAAAGGGACTTCTAATGTCAAAAGTTATTAAAGACGGCAATTTTACTATTGTTCGTGTTCCAAAAAAGGATTTAGATTCTTTCATCAGGTTTGCTGCTCATTCGATTGAGAAGAATCCTGACAAGGTTTTAGAACTGGCTCAAACGATTGTTCACGGAGATTTTGCAAAACAAGATTCTCTTGTGGATGAATTGTCAGTCCTCTTGGATATTGTGGACTGGTCAATCGTTTTGGATGGGGCTGAAGCGTTGGAACTTTGTGATGAGTTGGCTGAAAGCATTTATGAAGAACCGAAGCAAGAGTTCGGTCCTGTTATGAAACAAAACAAAGAAAGGCATCTGCGCTTGGTCAAGATTTGTGTTGATTGCCATAAAGGTTTTGTTAAAGGCGAATCGCACGATTGCGTGGTCAAATAATGAATTTCTACGATTACGCTGTGTGGATGATTTATTTGTTTCTTTTAACACTTCCTTGGACTATCCACAAACTACCTGGGAAAAATAAATGATCACACGAAACAATGCTGATGGTTCAATAACTTTTGTTTATGAGTCTTGGGATGAGTTGTTGAACTCTGAACCTAAGTGGCAACCTGATGCTGATTTGGCTGCAAAAGATCGTGCTGATGAAAAAGTTTGGGGTTACTAAATGGGTGAGATTTTGATTGCTTTTATGTTGTTTGGGATTATGTATTTTGTTGTGAAGTTGCTTGTTAGATGAGCAAATCAAAGCAGAAAGGAACGTTGGCTGAAACTGCTGTTGCTGATTATTTGAGGCAAACTTTCCCAGCAGTTGAAAGACGTGCTCTCCAAGGCAAATTTGATACTGGAGACATTGCTGGCGTTCCTGGCTGTGTTGTTGAAGTTAAAAATCAAAGGTCTTACAAGATTCAGGAATGGATGAGGGAAACAGAAACTGAACGAGTAAATGCCGCTGCAAACCTTGGTGTTCTTGTTATTAAGCCAGTAGGTATAGGAGTGTCTCGCGTTTCAGATTGGTGGGCAGTAGTAAGTTTGGAAACCATAACCAGACTGATAGAGGAACTTGAGAATGCTAAAAGATTGCAATCATCCTGTGATTGAGGGTACAGAGATTTGTGGAACTTGCCCAAGACCAGATGATTGGGAGAAACACGCAAAATGCTTGGATGCTGATCCTGAAATGTTTTTCTGTGAAGCAGATGATGTTGCAGGTATGAAAAGAGCAATAAAAATTTGTTTAGGTTGTCCTGTTAGAGGTTTCTGTTTAGAAGATGCTTGGGAATCTAAACAACGTTTTGGTGTGTGGGGCAGTTTTAGTGCCGCAGAGCGAGAACGATTAAGAAAAGCGTTTCCACTTCCTGAGAACGTTAAGGATAAAAGAAAAGTTATTCGAGTGATTGCGCACAGATTATGAACGAAAAAGAATTATTTGATAAGTTAAAAGAGTTTTATATGCCAGATTTGATTAAATCATCTAGTGTTTACGCATCATATGATTGTTTTTCTAACTCTAGACAACTGTTTATTGAACTTAAATGTCGTAATTCTCATTATGAAAACCTGATGATTGAGCAATCAAAATATGCTCGCTTGAAATATGAGGCTGGTGAAAGAGGAATGATTCCAACTTACATTTGTTCAACTCCTCAAGGTGTGTGGGCTTTCGATTTACGCCTATTTGAACCAGAGTGGAAAGACCAAACAGATTTACCAACAACAACACAGTTCGAAAACAAAAGCAAAAGAACTAAGTCTGTTGGTTTCTTTCCTATAACTCAGGGAAGCCGTTTAACAAAAATCAAAGGAGATAAATAATGCCATTACCGACGATCATCATTGTAGGTAACTTAACGCAAGACCCAGAACTCCGTTTCACAACAACAGGTAAAGCAGTTGCTTCACTTCGTGTTGCCTGCTCAGAACGTAAGAAAGACCCAGCAGGTCAATGGGTTGATGGTGACAAAGTATTTTTGAACGTAAACGTTTGGAACGACACAGCAGAAAACACAACCAAAACTGTAAGCAAAGGCGACACAGTAGTAATCACAGGAAAGTTCAAACAACGCTCCTACACAGCCAAAGACGGCACAGAGAAAACTGTTTTTGAAGTAGAAGCAGACTCAGTAGGTGCTGAACTTAGACGTAAAGCATTCAGCCCTCATAGCGAAATTATGCGTGACAAGCCCGCTGCAACTCAGTCAGATAACAATCCTTGGGTATCAGATACCTTTTAAGATTTGATTATGAACAGGAAACCTATTAGACCAAGATCAGCGAAGATGGAACAACTTTATGCAACCAAGCGTAGGAATCTTGTTCGCAAACTCTTGGCTGATAGACCTGTTTGTCAAAGGTGTTTGTCTGATAGAAGCCACGACATACACGAAATAAAGAGCCGTTCGCGCGGCGGGTCAATCACAGAAATAGACAACCTCGTGGCGTTATGTCGCCCTTGCCATACCTGGGTTACACAAAATCCTAAAGAAGCACACGAGCAAGGATGGTTGAAACAATCGTGGGAATAGAAATCTTTGATGACCCTGTTGGTCAGCGAATCAAATCCTTGTTAATGAATTATGCTATGGATCATTACGAGGGCAAACCTGAATCATTAGAAGAATCTATTGATCGAACTCATCTAATTGTTTCTTTCGCAAGACAAGCAGTAATTGATTCAATTATGGCTGAGGTTGAGGTTATGACCTTTCGTAACGCTAACTCAACTGATCATCAGATACCAACATTGTTCATTGCTGGTGTTCTGCACGCTGTTGATGTTGCTTCAGGTAAAGGTTCAGTTATTGGAAAGGTCGAGTAAGTGGCTAAAGGTAGAAGCAAGTCAGGTGGTACTCGTAACGACAATCGTAAGTGTGGCAAGGCGTGGAAGAAGAAGCCACGTAAACAACGTAAGACTGGTAGAACCATTGGTGGTTACAGCCCAGCAAAGTTAAAGATACGTGAGTACAAGAGACAGAACTATGTTGCTCCCGCTAGTGAAGTGTTAGCAGATGAGTAACTGTCGTAGTGGTTGCGATACACAAGACCACGAAACCTATGCCGAATGCTTACAGGCTGCAAACATATCCATTGACCGAGAGAGCCTAAAAGTTAAATGACAACAATTGGGATTGCATCAACAAACAAACAATGCGTAATGATGTCTGAGAGTGGAATAACTGATGAGCAATTCACAACTGCAATGCCAATGAACAAAATCATCAGACAAGGCGAATGGCTTATTGCTGCTGCTGGAAGCGATAGGGTCTGCGACACACTCCAGTACATAGTTAAGTACCCAGCAATCCCGCCACAACTAAAAAAGAAAGAGGATGAAATGAGTTGGTATCAATGGATAGCGAAAAGAGTTATTCCTTTAATCAGAAAGATTGCGCAAGAACAACTAACCCTAGATGTTAAAGATGGTGTAGCAGAACTACCAGACTCAGAACTAATCCTTGTCACACACGGCAAAGCATTCAGCATAAGCAACACACTAGGCATCAGCAGATGCACACCATACTGGGCAATAGGTTCAGGTGGCTCATTAGCACTTGGATCATTAGCAACAGCACACAGGAAACAAAAAGACTGGGACACAAATCATCCAACATATTTATATGAAGCAATAGAAACAGCCATCACCCACGACTCTTTCTCCCACCCACCAATCTACGGATGGGTATCCCAAACCAATGGGACAATAAAACAATGGGATTCAAAAGACCTTGCCTCAACTGCGGCACACTCGTTGAGAAAGGAAACCGCTGTCAAAAGCACCAAAGCGAATACATTGCAAAACTAGATCAAAAACGTAAACCAAACAGAACACACTATTCAAGCGATTATCGCAAAAGAGCAAAACAAGTAAGAGAAACAGCCACAATATGTTGGCTATGCAAACAACCATTCACAGATAAAAAACAAATCACAGCAGACCACTACTACCCTGGTGTCCCAGATTCACCACTATTACCAGCACATAAATCCTGTAACTCCTCAAGAGGCAACAACCCCCCTACGGCATAACTAGGGACTGGGTAAAAATCTCAATTCCCTCACGAACGCGACAC